CGCAGGGGCCCCGCCCATCGGCTTCGTCAGGGCAAGCGAGATGGCATTCATCATGGGCGTGTTCCATATCTGCTGGTGAGGTCGTCGTAGAACTGAAGGGTGCGCCCCTGGCGGGCATTGGCCCGGTCGAGAGCCTGGCGCTCGCGGGCGAGGATGGCGATCACAGGCTCGCCTTCGACAACAGGCGCATGCGCTTCCTGCCGGCGCAGATCATTGGGCAAAGGCGGCAGCGCGATGCCGGCCGCCGCCTGACCCGTCGTCACCGCCGCCTTGTTCAACCGCTCAGCGGCGGAGCAGCCACTGACGATCAGCAGCAGTGACAGCGCAAGCGCGGTTCTTTTCCGAAAGCTGAAGTTCATAGGATTGGATCTCGATTTCGAGTGTGTCTCTGGCGGCCTGCTCGGCGGCTTCCGCGGCCGCGAGGCGCTTGCGATGCTCCTCGTTCGCCCAGGCGGCGGCGTTGCGCTGGCGCTCCATCTCTTCGGCCCGGGCGTCGGCTGCGGTCTTTTCGGCCAGCAGGACATAGCCGGCGCGCGCCTCGCGGGCCGCCGAGGGATAGCCGATCGAGACGGCATAGAGATGATAGAGCAGAAGGCCGGCGGCGATGCCGGCGCCCATTTTGAGCGTGTCGAGGATGGAGAACATCAGATGCCCTCGAGGCAGAAGGCGCGTTCTTTCTGCCGGCGCCGTGTCAGGCCGGGAAAGACGATGCCGGCCGCGCGGTTCCACTTCAAAAGCGACTCGCAACCCTCGGCCGTCCTGCCCTGGTTGATGAGCTTGACCGCGCTCGACCCACAAGCCGCCTTGACGCCGACATTGTAGGCAAAGGAGGTCAGCGCCACGAAGCGGGCATCCGGCAGCGGAACATGCACGCAGCTTCCGACACCGCTGGCATAGGTCTTGAGCTCCAGCGCCAGGAGCGCCTTGCACTGCTCCACCGTCTTGTGATCCCCAGTTTTGACGCCATTGGTGCTACCATAACAGATCGTCCAGGGCTTCCCTTGCGTGGCCGGATCCGGATAGGCATTCTGGCGCAACCCCTCGAACGATCCGACAAGCGCCACAGCCATGGCCGCGGCGGCACTACCTTTCTGCAGGCGGTTTGCCATTCAGATCTCCTGAGATTTTCTGCTGGACGAAGATGCGGGCGATGATCGCCGCAACGGCGAGAAGCCCTGTCGCCACCGACATGGCGAGCTGGATGTAGATATTGCGGGATACCCAGGTCGCGGTGACGAAGGTGTAGACGGGCTCAATGATGATGAAGAGCAGCGCCAGCGCCATGAGGCGGACGCTCCAGGCGCGCTTGAGCACCTCGCGCCAGTTGTGGACGAGCATTGGGGACTCCGGGGATGTAGGAAGGGCTTTGCCCGGTTAAGGCCGAGGCCTTGTTCACCCAACCAAAACAAAGCTTGGGATAAAAGCCGCAGAATAGCGGTTGATCACGTTTGAAGCAGAAGAACACGACGCCCTTCACCGTCTCCATGAGATTCCATTGCTGCCTCGGTTTGGTGCTGATCCGCGGCCTGACGACGATCGCTTCCCGGCGCCGGCATGTCGAGCAATTCGGATTGTCAGCCGTGAGCGGGATTGCGGCATATCCAGCAAGTGCGCTGCCACCAGAGAGGCTGCGGAGACCGGCCTGATATCCCGCGATCTTTGCGCACGCCGCTGGCTATATCCGCATCAGGTGTCGAAAACCATTGCAGCACGCCAGGAAGGCTTCAGGTCGCTGATAAGCGATATCGCGATGGGCGGGAGGAGAGAGCGGAGGACAGGTTACATCATAGTTGCGCCGCGGCAGCGAAGAAGTCGTCGATCTGCTGCGGATTGAAGCCCATGGCCGCAAATCCTGCCATCATCATTGGGCTGTCCTTCACGAAAACGCCGCTATAATCATAGGCAATCCGCACATCACGCGGCTGCTGCGCCACCCATGCGTCAACCCTATCGAGGAGACCAATCGCAAAAAGCTGTAGCTTAAACTGTCGAGACGATACAGATATGATTTCAGCTGGAAGACGGAAGAATTTCCGGACTTCCACGCTCGCGTCGTCGCGAGCTGTCAAGCTCATGCCCGGTTGCTGGCATCCAAAAACTTCAACGATATCCCCGTTTTCATTTTCTCGCGTGTAGACTGTCGTCATCCCCAAAGCCTCTTGCATTGCCAATCGTACCAACCCCGCATATAGCCAAGGACAGTGGTTGTGCCCACTACTGCAACGGAGCGGTAGACCTGAGCAGCGGTGTTCGTTCTAACGCGACCAGTACTCGCCATAGTGCCATTGGAGTTGACGCCGCTTGGCCCCCAGACCCTGTTGCGCACAATGATGGCGTCACTATCGTGGGCAGCCGCCCAGTAGGAGATACTATCGCTGTTTTGCTGGCCGCTGCCCTCCAAGTCTAAGAAGGCATCCACAGAGAGACCAACGGGGCAATTCGGGAGGGTGAAGAGCGCAAAGGAAGAGCTTGCTGTCGTGGCAAACGCCTGAGTGGCAGTCATGGTAACGCTGTTACCGGACTGTGCAAACGCCCTGATTTGGCTGGAGCCGTTCGTGAGAATGATGCCGACCCGGCTGCCTGGCAACAGCTCCCACCCGGCCGGCACCGTCGGCGCGGTCGGACTCAAAGAACAAAGGTAATCGCACACCGCCGTCGTTGTGTTCCGAATGGCAAAAAGAAAATACGTCTTGCTGGCCTGCACCGCCCCTGTATCCAGCATACCGGCATTATTGCCTGCCGCGAACGCGGCGTTGAGCAGCTTTGTGCATGCGGGTAGCAGGTGCTGCTTACCGCCGAAAAAGCCAACTCCTGCTGAAAACGAGATCGTCGTGTTGTTGACCCATGCCGGGATGCAATCGAGGAAAAAATCGAACCTGGCATTCAGTTCTTCGCAATAGAAGGCGGTTCCCGAGCACACGAACTTAACGGCATAACCATCAGGAACGGTGAAAGTCGTAGCGCCGTTGATCGTGTCTGATCCGCTCGGCGCAACATTGACGCTCACGCCGTCGGCCAGGACGGTGATGTGCCAGTCTTTGCCGAGATCGGCGCTATCGTCGAATGTGAGCGTCTTTCCTGCCGCGGTGAAGCGGACATAGGCGCCCTTGTCGCTTGCCAGCGCGGTGTAGTTGTCGGTCCTTTCGGTATAGACGAGTGCAGGGTCAAAACTGGCGTCTACACCGTTCTGAGTGAAGCCGAGCAGGCCGCCGCCTTTCAGATAGAGGCCGGTCTGCGGGTTCGAGGCGAAGCCGACACCGGGTGCGGAAACCGTTCCGCTTGCGGCCTTGATCGGCGCGACCATCGGCGCCGAGCCATCACGCGGCAGCGAGTTGGTGATTTCGTTGCCGAGGTCGGTGGTCAGCGCGTTCCATGGCACGGGGTCGATGACCTGGCCGACGGAAGGTGTCGTTCCGGCGGGCTTGGAATAGACGCCGGTAGATGGGTTTCTGGGCATTGATTTTCTCCAGAGGAAAAAGCCCCGCGAATTGCGAGGCCTCAAACAGAGTGATCACGAGCCGAACCAACCGTCACACAGAGCGATCAGGATCGTCGCAATGCTCATCGCCGTCGTGACGCTTGCCTCATGGTCCCCGCTCAGGACAGGCCCCGCCAGGTGGGTGGTCGATCAGTTTCCGATCGAGTTGACCATGTTTCTCGCCGGCGCTTTCACGGCGGGGCCGATCTGCTTTGCATTCGAGAGTGGCTGAGATCATTTTTCCTTCTCACCCGGCAAGAGTGGATAGGCAGCCCTCCCCCCGCCACCCTGGAAGAGCGCATTGATCAGCGCCATGCGTTGCTGGTCGACGATGTTTTCGGGTCCCAGGCGCATGAGTGCCGCCATTAGCTCATCACGCGGCTCGCCGCGAAGCACACTCAGCGGAGCGACTTCATCGGCGACGCGAGCTGCGTGGGCGCCTGCATTCTCCTCAAGGAGGGATCGCGCGAGACGGCGAGCCATGGTCAGGCCGAGATCGCCCCAGCTCTTATCCGTTGGAATTTCTTGAGGCTTAGATACCTTGCCGAGATACTTCTCGAACCCGGCCTCCCCTGCCGTGTCAGCTGCGCTGGTTACACCATTTTTCGTGTTGGCAAAAAAAGCTTCGCGATCGATGGCATTGAGTGACGCATCGGCTTTTTCGGGCCCGAACATCATGCCCAGTTTTTCGCGATTCCAGTCGCCTTTACCGCGAATAATTTTGCCCAGCACGTTCATATCACTACCTTCGGTACCAACCGCACGATAGATATCGCCGAGGGTTCCCTGCCGCATACGCGCCGACTCCGCAGAGGGGCCGATTAGCGTACCCTGTGGTTCGGCGCCTGTCACCAGTTTCTCCTGGAGCTCTACGGGGCGTATGGCGCGCGGGCCATCGGCGAGAACAGACTGCCCCTGCAGTAAGCCCTCCCTTTGTCGGCCCAATTCGGAAAATTGCGCGTCAAGCTCCTTCACGCCGGCGGCAGATCGAGCAAGCTTCTCATCCAACATCCCGCGAACGCCGCGGAGTGTCTCGAGGACTTCAGGATCGTCGGCAGTCTTCATAATCCGATCGATTGCACGGCGTGTTTCGTACGCTATGGCAGGATCGGAAGAGACGGTGTCTTTCCCAAAGTCATTGAGCATGTTTCTGACATTAAGAAGGTCGCTCTGTTCACCGCCGCGCCGATACGGAATCAATTTATCGAGACTCTCCGCAATGGGCGTGAAGTCAGAAGGCCGTAGCTCCTCAACCGCGGGGCGGTACTGACTTTTCACCTGCGCTTGACTGGCTTTGAGTTCACTGTCGATCGTGGATGGAACCGGATCAGGTCCAAGATTGGTCTCGAAGTCCGACTTGAGACGGTTACTCGCCATGGAGCCGCGCTCGTTCAGAGGACCCACGACCTTGCTCCGCGTGGATTCCCGGGCTGCACCGCTCTTGGCGACGCCGCGCCATTCTGGCAAGATGTCTGCAAACATCGTGTCAGACCCGAATTCGTCGAAACGGTCACGAGCGGCCGCGAGCTTGTCCGGATCAGAAACATTCTTCGCGAGCCAATTGCGAGAATCCCTTGTCAGACCTGCAAGTATATCCCGCACCGGCTTTGAAGCCACTTTTTCGCCAAGGAGTGCGCGCGTGAGAGCCTTGGCGCCAAGTGCGCTTGCTTTGACACCGGCTCCGATGACTTCCCCCGCTAAAGGGCCACCCAATCCAAGCAGCCCTCCCTCAATTGCGCCCCAGCGAGTTTTCTCAGGGTCGCCGCCACTTCTCACGTGAGCGTCCGCGGCACCAATACCACTGCCGGTCAAGCCCGAGACCAGCGAGCGCGCCAACATGCTGCCCCCGCCAGCGCCGAACATTTCGGGTGCAGCCACGACGGCCGGAATAGTTCCACCAACCGCACCAACTATCTCCCCTGCTGTGTTGACCTTAGGATGCGCAATCTCGGCCTCTTGATCGAGGGCGTTCACAACCCGGAGCTGATCCTCATAACTCCCTCCGTGTAGGAGGGGACGGAGATGAGCGGCTGCCTTTTTCACTCCCCCGAGAAGATATGGGCCGGCAATAGGTATGCCATCGACGACGCCAGCCAGGCCGGTTAAGGCCTGGCCGTAGAGCCCCCCAGTTTCAAGAGCCGCCAATCCCTCCTCATACGTTAGATGACGCCCGGAAGGTAGTTGCGGCGGCTGATCTTGGGGTTGCCTCTGCTGCACCCGGGCTCGCGCGCGGGCAATGGCTTGCATCTGCTCAGGTGTCAATTCTGTCATAGTTTACGCTCCGCTGGCGTCATCGCGCCCATACATCAACCGGGACCCCTGCCGGGGCTAGAAAATTCTTGGGAGGCCGACATTTCCTGGTAGCTTCGTTTTCGGAATCGACGAGCCAGTTGCGCCAGGTGCCGTCTCTTTCGATACACCGAACAGTGACGGCAGGAGGCCGGCAGCCTTCGCCGGCGGAGTTGACGGCGCGCCCGTCGACACAGCGGGAGCTTCAGCTGTAGCCGCACGCTGCTCCTGATCCGCTTGCCTCATCTCCAGCCCACCCATCAGCGCCTGCGCCAGCCGCGCCGCCCCTTGCCACGGAGATTGAACCGGGCTCGTG